ATGAAAAACCTTTGGATGACGTTAATTGCCTTCACCTTAACCGGTTGTGCAATGGTTCAGTACAATGATGGCAATACTGTGAGTCTCCAGTCGGACGCATGGTATGGTTTGGATAGTTTGCAAAAAACAGCAAATGAAGCCTGTGAGCAATACGGAAAGAAAAAAGCAACTTACATTCATAGTGCTAATATGAATCCACATTTACCCAAAGGCCACGGCGTACAAAATACGGTCTGGAAATGTGAATAACAGTTATAAATATATCCTATATCTTGAGGGCGGGTGCTCACGCATGGATCTGCATGAAAAATCCTAGATAAAACAAGCTAATAAATGCAAAATCTTATAGAAAATTGTTAACTAGTAAGATAACATAATTTTCCCCCAACTTTTGAGATAACGCTATGATCGTCGCAGTGATGTTTCTCTTATGCTTATTCCTTTCATTCTTTTCATATGGAATCCCTTTAATTATCTTCTTTATCGTAAAGTTTATTTTAGATACTATTAGCTTAGAAGTAATAAAACTTTCGGTAATAGATGACTACAAACACAACGGCAATAAACCTACTCAGATTAGTAAGATTAACAATGCGGCTATCAGACGTTTCTTTAAGAAATCCAGTAGTACATCAAATGGTTATCGGCATGTAAACTTTGGTAAAGGCATTTTTGCAGGCTATGTTAAGCTGAAAGAAATTGATGAGGAAGTTATTGCTGTAATTGTACGAACGGGAGGTAATAGAGAAGTGGTAATATCATGCTTTACTACACCTGTACGTTTTGGTAATGATGCCATGTCGTTACTTGTTAAAGCAGAATACTTTGAGGCTGTGATAAGCTCTATTACGGGTGGTTCTGGGTTAATGGAATTCGAAGAAAAATACGGATATTAACAACTTAGCAACAAACCTTAATAAAGTTATTGGTATTAATATCGTATTATTAGAACTTATAATTACGCTTGACCAACTAAAATTATTAATACCTTCCATACTGCCTCAATTGGTACTGGTGGCAATAATACTCCGAACGCTGCCAGTACCGGAATGATAACATAGTTCCAAAGCACAATGAATGTCAGTACCCATCCTAAGCCCTGCCGCCATGTATACCCCTGACATGTTTCCTCTAACGTGATCTGGTTCTGTGCAACTTCATCTGCTTTGTTCTGTTGCTTCTTCTGAAAGAAGCTAAATCCATTTTTAATCAATTCTAATAAAATACTAATCATTCAATAATCCCTACTGCATATACCCAAAAATGTTTACCTTTTACAAACAGTGCTTTCGCTTCGATGAGATAAACTGATAGTACTAAATCATTCAGTACCCATTCATAAACGTCCCCTTCATTCAGTTGCTGAGGATGTTCAAATATTACATTCATGTATGAATCAATATTATGAGTACTCGTATTCACCTTCTTCTGAAACTTTTTACCAAGGAAAATTTTATTCATTGGCATACTATTCGCGTATGGCGTAATGCCATTCAGTTTAATGTCATTGGTGAAATCACCATAATGCTGTTCAAAATTCATCGTCTCTTAATCCTAAATGTACCCTGTATGTCGCTCATTATTAACCGAACACCTTTATCAACTTCACTATAAAAGTCGTAGATGAGTTTACGGCGTTTCTCTTCACGTAAACCAATTACTCGTTTTGTTTTCTTCTTAGTGTCCTTTTTAGACGTATCTATCAAACGCTCTTTACCATATTTAGATTTAACAACTTTGTACTTTCCATTAGTTAAGCCTCTCCGTAATCCTGAGATGTTTCCAAATCGGTCTAATCGGGCTAAAGATGTTGGTATAAACTTATCAATCGACTTTTGTTGAACTAAAATGTTATACAGGTACTTTGCCTGCTGATCCTTGATCATAATAGTTGCAGTAACTGAATTCTTACCATTCTTCTTATACAGAAACAGTACTGAACGTTGCGTGAACGATACAGCTCCCTTCTCTACTGAATTGTTTAAATCGGCCTGCACCTTCTGTGATAGCAGTTTTGAGCGTTTAATTATTTCATTCTGGAAAAGTTTACCTAATTTCGCACCCTGTGTGTTTATATAAGTCGTTGTACTGCTTATACCATTTATTCTGCTTGCCATGTATTTACCTCAAGTACTCTAATAGTGTCTATACTATTCCGAGTAGCCTTTTTTATCCTTTGCATTTGGTGATCGGATTTTACTCATCATTGCTAGATTCAGACATAGCATTTGCTTTTCATCCCAGCCCTCAGAGTATTTCCATTCACTCATATAAATAACCCTATAGATTTAATATAGGTATTTAGTAAATGAGTGACTTAAAAACACGATTAAAAGAATATGAAGGTACTAAAGAGTACCAGGCAAAATTGAAGTACTTCAGAAATGGTAAATTCTATCCCTATGCTGACAGTTTAGGGTTCAGTACTGTAGGTTACGGACATCTGATTCAGAGGGGTGAAGATTTCAGTACTGGCATTACTGAGAGCGAGGCGGACCAACTTCTATCACGCGATTTAGCGAAAGTTCATGTGCAGGTAAAAACACTGGGACTAGTCCTTCCTGATGACTGGAATGATTTTATCACCATTATGACCTTCCAGTTAGGGATTCAGGGGGTTAAAAATTTCCGCAAAATGCTTACAGCACTTGAGATTAAAAATTATTCAGAAGCGGTCAAACAAGCCAAGGATTCACTATGGTATAAACAGACGCCCAACCGCGTTAATGCGATGATTGCAGTACTGAAAAACAAATAAAGAAAAGGCATAGTACAAAAGTACTATGCCTTTTTTTATGACTGTCGTTGCTGCAAAATTGTGATCAGTTTTTCAATCTTAACATCCAGATCGTGAATCTGAGTTTCAAGCTTACTAAGTACATCACGCATTTTATCCTGATCCGCTTCTATCTTTGTAATGCTAATATTCTGTACAGCAATGGTTGTTTCAACTTTAGCAACCCGTGCTAACAGATCATCAGTTTCCTTAGTGTTATCACGAAAAACTGTGTATAAAAATACGCACCCAGATAAGAGCAGTGCTAAAATAGTTCCTATATCCATATTCAATACCTTTTTTATTTTATAGTATTTAGTATCCGGTGAATGAAGCAAGGGCTATTTGAAGACCACTATTACCCATTGCAGTACGATAGGGTTTCTGGTTTTTATTGACATACTGCAATGTAAAAGAAGTGCCTGAATTGCGTCTAATCAGAATGCCTGAATACCCTACAACCTCCCCATCATCCGAAACGTTACCCGGACACTGACTGATACAAATCCAGGGATCTGCAAAATCAGTAGTTAGAGTGAGTGCAGTACCCAAGTCATGTGAGGATGGAACAGTGAAGAAATCTCTAATACGCGGCATCGTACCCGCACTTGCCGCTGTCCATACTAACTGGCCTGATGCATTGAACACATCAAGATAACCAGATGTCAGTGCAGTAGTGTTACTGGTGAGCATGAAACGCCCTGAACCAGCTTCATACAGTGATGCACCGGGAAAACAGTACTTCCCATTTGTCTGCAACTGAAACCAGCGTAGCCCCGTAACAGGAAAGAAACCTGTAGCGAGATAACCTAATGTACTGCCATTACCAAAAGCACTTGAAATCTGATAGTACCCGGTATCTGAAAGACTCCCCATTGCCTTAACAGAACTCATAACTACTGCTCTGTTATCAGAGTCAATAGTTAATGCTCCTGCTGAATTGTAAACCTCAAAACCTGACATTGTTCATCCTTAAACATCATATTTGTATACATCAAAAGTTAGTGTCTGTGCGTAAGTTCCTGTAGTTGGCAAATACTGAACTGTGAAAGCATTATTTCCCGGAATACAGTAGAAATTATTCCAGTACTGATTAGTTCTGAGAATAGCTAACCATCCGGTACTTCTCATTCCACTAAAGGCAACACTCCAGGCGGTTTGCCCAGCGGTAATGGAAAGATTCACACTCCCCATGTGCCGCATATTATAATCACCAAGATCAACCACTAATTGCCCTGCTGCATTCCAGCATTGTAATCCCTGAGCCATTACCATAACCCCATTCTGACGCGTAACACGTTATTGCTGTCATAGATGGTGATTAAGTTATTATTGATTACCATTCTGCCTGTACCAGAGTTTCCATTGATATAGAATGTGCCTGACTTGTTGATCTGCCATCCAGTACTATTAGCTACGTAATTATTACTTTGAATAGTTGCACCAATTTTTGCATTGGTTATACAGCCATCAACAATCTCAGCGGTATTCACAGCAGCATTAGCTATTTTAGCATTGGTAATCGCTGAATCGGCAATATATGCACTGCCAATACTGGCCGCCTGAATCATTGACGTTTTTATATAGGTAGTACCATTTACAATAGCGAATGGTGCAGTACCGCCAACTGTAGCCGTCCCTGTACCAGATACGATGAACTTATCAGCCGCAAAATATACTGCCCCGGAGTTAGTCGTACCACCTGCCATTAATTTAAATCCTGCTACAGTACCGTTAGAATTGACAGAGAGTGAATAACTCGCGTTTATTTCTGTTTTAGTAGCTTTAGTTGCCATTTCGGTACTGACAGTAGAGATTTTGCCATCTACAGAGGATGATAATTGAGTAATAGCAGTAGATTGTGCCTTATCATTATCCGTAACCGTTTGAGATAACGTTTTAATACTCGACTTGTTATCACTTGCAGTGCTTTCAACCGTTGTTAATCTCTGTGACAGAGAACTATTAACCCCAGAGATTTGAGTACTTAACGTTTTCTCACTCGCTGTGATTTTATCATTGGTTCGAACTTCTGATGCACTGATTACAGTACTGGCATTTTTATTAGCAATTTGTACAGCATCATTCAGCGTTTCGGTTAAACGCTCATCAAGATCGAGGATGCCATTAATAGCATTTGCATCATCTTCAGTGAACTGATATTTAGAGTTAATACTGATTATCTGCTCTGGACCATACTGAACATTATCAGTACCAAATACATCAAAGAATCCCATTTTGACTTTATACTCACCATCACTGATATTTGGTATTGAATCAAACTCTGGTGCATAACTGGTGAATAATCGGGTTGTAGTGCCATTGATGATACTGATAATCGCACCAGCATAATCACGTTCAGTTGATTTAGTCCATGATGCAAATAAGTTACCAAAGCCACCAGTAAAGCTTACACCTGTTACTAAACCACATTGTTTGTTCTCAACGGTGATCTTTACTTCCTGGGAATACGTACCATCATTAAATCCCTGTGCGATAATACCAATAGTGGGCTTACGTACTTTCAGACGGTTCATTTCAAAAGTGAAATTGAATGCGTTACTTTGCGTATAAAACGTATCTACTAATTTTATACCGTCATAGATTTTGATAACGTAGTATTTGAAGTATTCACTGAATGAGCGATTATTCACCCTTAAGTTTTTTTGTGAATCCCATGAAATGTTGAAATCTGATGAATCTGTAACATAGGCTGAATCAGTTTTATTTGCCAGTACTACGCCCGTTACCGCAGGTAGTGCAAAGTTGAATGTTGGTACAATGCCAGTCAGGGATAGCTTACTGGATACAAGCCCAAGGTTATTGTAAGCCTCTACCGCGAAATCGTAGCTTGCAGTGTCAGACAATCCAAACAGTTCATAATCAAGCTTCTGTACGCCAGTCTGCCCCGCATACGTCCATGTACCGGAACCGTTCAGACGATAGTAGACATAGTATCCTCGCAGATACGGGTCTGGTGATGCCTCCCAGGTGAGATCAACGATTGAACCAGACGTGGTGTTACCCTTGCGTACTGCCTGTAGGTTCGATGGCGGTACTACCTGTAGTTCAGGGAAATTAATCACCCCACCTGGCGACCATACCCCCGGATCAATGCCATCATACATGGCATCTGGTGCCTCTACTGCCGTGATGGTTACATAGCCTACATTCTCTTGATCGGTACTAATATCCTTATTCAGTACCTTGAATTTGCCCGATATAGCCAGCTCATCATTACTGACATTTATTGCATCCCAAACCTTTAGATCCCAGCCTTCAGAGGTGGTGAAGCTGATAGTACGCAGTGCATACTTAGCCTTGAGTACATCAACGTTAGCCATCTTTGCAATCACCTCTTGGTCATATGACCATGAGTAATCGCGTGATAGTGCTATGACCTGTCCATCCTTCTGTACTGCTTCGTCAATGGTAATATCGGATGGAATACGTACTACATCCGTGGTGTACATCGACTCAGGGTTAGTGAATTTGCAATCAACCACGTTAAAATAGTCAGTACCACCCGAGGTAGAAATTTGTACTGCCCCAACCATGTTACGTTCATCAAATGACGCTACGGATACAGTTTTACGGTCTGTGGTAATACAAATCTGCCCAGCATGAACATACATGATGCCGCCAAATGACTGGCAGATATTTTCGATGTTTTCCTTGAAGGTACTTTGATAACTGATTGCTCCATTTGCATAATATTCAAAAGCATCACAATATGCGGCTGTTTCTGCAAACGTACCAGTATTAATCAATGCCGGATCAATGCCCATTCCATATGTAGTATTGGTCAGGTAATCGTAAATGATTGATGGCGGGTTACTACTTGCTTTGAAAGTACCATCAACTAAATCGTAAATCACCTGCCCTTTCATTTCTACAGTCAGGGCAAACTGATCATTAACAAGGATGTTATTCTCTAATGAATCCTGCGTCTTTCGGATAACAGTACTGATACTTACAATACCTTTACCTAAAAACTTATTTGTCCACTTCGGTCCGGCGTATTGAGTAGCCAGCGTTTTAGTACTTGTATAGTCGCCACCAAATCTTACTTCTAATTGCAGATATTTTTGATATTTTGCCGCAATATTTTCTTTAGATACAATACCATCCCCTGTAATGGGTACTGCTAATACCGGTTCATTATCAATATAGATTTGCTCAATATGCTTTTCAGTACCTGCATATGATACTGCCTGTTCAGAGAATAAGTACTGTGAGTTTGAATCCGGTACGTTATACCAGGATACGATACTACCAATAAGAATGAATGCTCCGCCTGATATACCGTTTTTGTGGGGCAGTTCACCACCATATATAACCGGTAGTCCGGTAGTCGGTGAAGTACTCCTGCTTAATGTATCTGCTACATCACCATACGCAGATACTCCGATTTGCCCTAACATGGAACTCGCAACCAATGATACAGTACCCGCCGCAGCTCCCCACCCAATAGCCGCTAACACTGTACCACCGGAAAAGTACACTGCCGCAGCTACTACTACCGCAGTGATAATACTCCCCACGATACCGCTTACACTCTTACCCATCTCTTTGTTTCCTTACTCTGTAATATCTTCCCTCTGTTGGCTTTGGCTGAAGTTCGAAACCATCATGGTGTTCATTAACTCCCAGCACCTTACCCGAAACCACTAGTGCCATGATTAATGGGTTGTCTGGATGTAACCAGATATCCCCGTCTGTAGTGGCCTGTACCTGATTACAGTACGCCTCAACAATCTCACCTGTATGATTCCATCCTTCAGCATTTAAACCCGCTATACCTTCTTTCACGCTCGTATACTGCCGTTTAGATAGCTGTGTTGTACCATTAATTAAATCAATCAGACGTAATACAATAATATTACAATCGTTATCGCCAAATTTATAAGGGTTATCAATTGCGTACTGAATGATATTCATAATTTCATTATGTAGATTATTCATTATTTGTACTTCCAGTTCTGATTTTGATTTACTTGACCTAACAAACTAAAGTACTCATCACCTTTATAAAGCGATTGATATACGGAGTTTGCAGCGATTAATGCGGCTTGCCTGTCTAATTTCTTATACACAGAATTCACATAAATTGTCATTTCATTTTGTTTTTGATTTGGATCTGCTATTGCCTGAACATAATCAATAAAGCCAGCAAACATCAGCATTGAATCAATGACAGTACTGTCATATGGATTAAGAATTACTAATTTGATATTCATCTGAGCATCTTTGAGAAAACCACCAAGAGCCAGTGCACGTACAGACTGATTTACATTTGATACCTTGAAACTGATGGCATCATTAGAAATCCCCTTCTGTTCAGAATATGAAGGTAGCGAACCACTGATAATATCGGGAAAACTTATGTACTTATAACCATCAAGATCAATATCAATTAGTGAATCCGTCCAGTGAAAACCATTAGTACCTTTAGGCAGTACATCAAAACAAGTTACATTAACGCCTAAGCTCATAATTTCCATCAGTGTTAAACGTGTTTTTGCTGTACCTCTTACTAACTTCCAGTACTTGAGAAGGTTAGCATTAGTATATATAGCTGAGTTCATTAAATGATATTCTCCGTTGCTTTTAATGTAATATTCATAATGTTACCTACAGGCATTGAATAATCATTATCAGGATCTAATACCGCTTCGATTATGAGATTGTTATATTTGATAACTTCACTTGCCTGTACTGTATTTTGTAAAGCAGGAAAGATAGTAATTGAAGTACTGTTACGCTCTACGATTCGATAAAGCTTATTGTGATTTGAAAACTGAACCCATTCACCCACGGCTAAAGTATTGGTACTGACAGGTACAACCATATTACCGGAAGTAGTTAGAGCAGTAGCCGTTACAGAACCAGTTTGTGCACCATGATATGTACCCGCCACACCTAATGACATTGTGAATGGCTTACCCTGTGCATACTGAGCTAAGAAGCTATTCACTTCTTTCAGCGATACAGGATTAAAATTAAGGGTAAACTGAATTTGATAGTATTGAATTCCGGTACTTCTCATGATACGTTGCCCTGTCCATGTTTGATTTGAGTAAATCGGTTCAGTACTTTTGATTTGAAAGTTCGTGATTTTTATTTGATTTGAAAAGGATGCCACCATGCAATCTCCATCATATTATTTTAATATTTATATAAAAGATCCTGTTGTCCGCTTTTTTAGAAATTTAGACTGGCAGGCAGCATCCGTAATTGTTGCCATGATGTTATTTGTTGCTCAAATTGGTTTTAATGCTTTCGATAAATGGCGTGAGAGCACAGATGATGAATATAAACTACGCGTTATACTCCGCAGTGAGGTTTCAAATAATTATCTCGCTCTGGCGACTGGTGGTGACGATTCCAAGGTTTTGGGTACTCAAGAAATTTGCATTCCCCTCCCCGCCGATGATGCTCTGGCACTAAAAAGGATTGCAGTAATAACCTCTTATTTGCAAGAGGACGTTTACCACTCTCAATTAAGTAAACTATCTGTATTACCAAAAGAAGAGGTGGATTTAATTGTGAAAAGTTATTATTCAATATCAAGGTTTAAAAATCTTTCTTCACAACTGGAATACGCTGGCACCCTTTCACCAACTAAAATAGACTTTCTGAGAGATGAATATTATCATCTATATGCCCTGATAGGTTCTCTATCAAGAACATTAGAAAATAAGACAGAAAGCCCTGATTAGGGCTTTTTATGAATTCCGTCTCTGGCTACTTCTGACTGCCTGCGTAACGCTATTAGCATGTTTTTTAAGCATTTCATTAAATTTTTTATCATCACCAGCTACATCACCCTGAATGATCAATGGTGCGTTTACAGTGATATCGCCTGAAGTACTTCCACCTTCTTGTTTATCCAGGAAAGCAGTTAGCTTTTTGTTTGCTTCTGGCTGTACGACACGTTCACCTGCTTTAAGAACAAATGATTTGTTGTCATAACCTGCTGGTAGTTCATCTACCCCACCGTGAAACTGACCGGAAGCCGCACCCTTTGCAGTACTGATGATGCTCATACCAAGTGACATTACCTGTGCATAGTTAGCAAGTGATGCCGGGAATGGTGTAGCCAGTGCCTGAGCCAGTGCTGACTGAATTGAAAGTACTGTCTGTGCAATGCTTATCCCTTTACTCAGAGCAAATGCAGCCTGTGCAGCACCAGAGGATTCGCCAAACGCATCAACCATACCCTGAGACAGTGACTGTGCTGTAGTACTGAATATACCTAACTGTTCCTGTGCATTCTGGTTACTGATCTGGATAGCCTGTGCATTATATTTTGCAGTGATCTGTGCTTTACGTTTCTCGTAGTCCTCATGACCTTTTAGTAGCAATTCATTCTGCTGTAGTTCAGCATTCATTGCTGCATCATTATCATTAAGTTTCTGTTCAGTATCGTCATAACTGAACGGATTACCACCATTGATACGCTGGTTTTGTTGCTGAGCAAGATAGCCTTTTTGATTGTCATTAAGCAGGCCAGAACCAATGAGAGAGTTAGTATCTTTCAATCCATGGTTAGGATCTTGATAACCAACCATTGAATTTATTAAGTCATTTCGTTGTCTCGCTGCCGATGCATTAGCATTTCGTAGCATTTCTTCAGGATTTATACCCAATACCTGAGCACTGTCAGTGATGGATTTAATGAGTGCCGCCTGTTGCCGTTCAAACTGCTGTAGACGAACCGTAAAACCATCCTCACCGATCTGAGAAAGTGCCGCTTCTAAGTTTCGTTGAGCCTGAAGGCGTTTTGCATCTGCCGCCTTTTGTGCCGCTTCTGCCTGTTTACGTAACTGTTCCGCCTTTTTTGCGGCATCTTCAGCATCTTTGCCTTTATCTCTCCACCCATCCTGGGGGGCAGTGATGGTTGCAATGTCGTTTTTGAATGTAGATACCAGTGCATTGAGATTAGCCTGAGCATCGGCGTACGGGTTTTGTTTACCATTGTCCATACTGCCAGTATGCAGTGCCGCCCCCTGATAGTTCAGAGCACCCGCTAAACGCAGTTGTTGCCAGATATCTAACATATCCTGCAATGAGCCTTTTGAGGTTTTGATTCGATCATTGAGATCTTCAAACAAACCGGCTTCATTGGGTTTCTTATTTGCAGCATCAAGTACTGAATTCATAGCACTTACGAGTGGATTCAAACCATCTGCAATCGTACCTTTAATACGGGTAGTAAGTTTCCCAAGGTTTTTATCGAATTCTGCATAGTTTGCCGCAGCCTGATTACTGACCTCAGCATTTTGAGACTGAATATAATTTAATGCTTCAGTTTCATTTTTAAATTGCTGTAATGTACTAATCATGTGAGATGAATCGGATGCGAGTGTCTCCATGATATTGACTATTTCGCCCTGAGTCCGGCCCGCGTCACGCATTGCATAGAATGTGTGGATGACTGCCTGCATACCACCATCGACCTGTTTTAGATATTTGTTATAGTCCAGCAGGTTTAATCCATACTCTTTGAGATCATCAGAAACACCACCGCCCGCCCTGAATGCATCCGCGAGTTTTTCAATTGTGTCTTTATTGAAATCACCAAATTTATCAATACCTAAACCCAGTCCACTAAAAGCCGCTGATAATTGCTGTAATTGAACTACAGTTAATCCGGTACTACGACTGATTTCATTCATTTCCCGCACATATTCACGACTGGAATTTACCATTGCTGTTAGCCCGCCAATACCAATGGCAGTTGCAGCCGCTAATCCAGTCATTGCAGTTCCAAACCCGCCAGCCATGCCCGCAAATCTGCTCGTCAAATCCTCAATTGCACCACCTGCATTAGAACCAAACTCTTCAAGTGATTCTGTTCCCTGCCGTAATGCACGTTGTAACCCGGTTGAGTCGCCATCGATATCAACGCGGATTCTGTCATTAATTGCCACTTTGTTTCTTCCCTAAAACCTGAGATTTGATTGATTGTCCTAATGACGTAATATCACTGGATTGTTTTTCTTTTAATTTAGATTTTCGTTCTTCTGCTTTTTCTGCAACGGTTTTAGTACTATCACCAAACACATCAAGAAAATCAAAATCCTGTACTTTGATACTTTTCCTGGCCTCTGATGTCAGGTTGCCATTACTGATTGTGGTATAGTAGCACTGGTACGCATGTTTCATCATTTCAACCTGAGTACCGGATGGTTCTATAAAAGTATCGTAAATCATTAGCATATTGAGCACATCAGGATCTAAATTAAAGTACTCATCAGGTGATAACCCCCTTTTGTTAACCATCCTACAAAAGTGCATTAACCCGGCATCACCTCTTACTTTTTTTCAATTTCATCCGCTGGGTTAGATTCAGCAATTAATCCGACAATTGCAGTATAAATCTCATTCTGAATGACGAAATCAATCGAACCTACATTAATACGACCATCAATATCTTCGCAACTGAAAATCGGATCGCCGTTTTCGTCCTTTACACACAGAATCAGTGTATTAGCCACATCATTACATTGTGCGAAATCACGTCCATTTGGACGGTGAATGAAGATGGTTTCACCCATTACTACATGAGGTTGTAATTCTGGTTGTAGTTTTTTCTTTAATTCATTTAAATTCATTATTTGTCTCCATTAAAAAAGGGAAGGTGTATTCCCCTTCCCTTTATTTAGCGTATTATTGTTATTATTCGCCTGTGATTATTCCCTGATCCAGAGCACCACCATCTACCGCCAGGGTAAATGTCTTCGTAACAACTTCGTCTTTTTCTCCACCAATAGTGGTAGAGCTGACGAAGCATGTGTAGATCACATAAAAACCTGTATCTTGAGTAGCGTCCTCAAAATAACTCAGTTTAATCTGGCAGCGTTTTTGATCATCTGCTAATTGTTCCATTTTTTGGTGTACTGCGTTATCAGGCAGATAGTTAACTGCGAGATTAATATCAGGAATTGATTTAGTACCGAGTAGTTTACGATCATATGCTGAGTTGAATGTTTTCACTGAAATTACAGTACTCTCAAAACCGGAAGTAGTGAAGGTGTTCACCTCTGGTACTTCAACAAAGTCAGTGGCGATTGCTTTACCAGCACTCGTACCCACTTCAACCTTAATATTAGCACCCGAAAAAAGATCCATAGCCATTTTATATCCTTATAAGATTATTTTTAAGAATGACCAATCCATAGTCATCCTTTATATTTATTTAGTTGCAGTATAGAACGTTAAAAATGCAGCCTCACTCTCAAATATCATTGCAGTGTTTGTAATCACCGATCCCACTTCAACTGGTATATAACCAGCGGAATCATAAACGAGCAAATCATCAACAATACTGAATGGCTGGCCTGCAAATTCAACAATTCCCTCTGCATTTGTACCATCGTAAATTTTCATTGTTACGTAAGGTGTATATTTAATATATTCCATTTGTTATCCTGTTACATCATTGCTATTTCAAAATCAACCATCACCCATGTCGTGGCAGCGTTACCAGCTAATGCAACTGATCTCGCTGCACCGTTTACACTGGTAATTGCATCGACATATGATGCCGTAGGAGTCGATTGAGAGGCTAATACCGGACAATATGGCATACGAAATCCTGTAAAACCTGGTAGTGGTTTTTGAACCACCATTACACTCCTGTTATCAGCATCAAGTGTCTTTCTGATGATTCCACGTACCTTTATAGAACATCTCGTAATTTGAATAATCAATTCATATACTGAAGAACTTGTGCTCGTGAATGCAATATAGGGAGTTACACTGGGATCGGTATATGCCACCCAGTTACTATGTAGTGCATCAGATTCTGCTTTCGAGTAAACGTCTAAATTAGTTCTTGCCTCTGCAACTGTTCTACCGCCTGTACCGCCTTTATTTACCGCCAGTGCCATATTACCTTCACCAGTACTGGAATATGCTCCCCACTCTCCTGAGTCATTCACCCATAGATAATATTTACCATTTGGGGACAGATAATTTGACTGGGTACTCCCAGCCTGAACATGAGCAATACCTAAATTAGATTTAGCACCTGTTATTGTATTTGATCCCGTTCCCCCGCTTGTAACTGCAAGTGCATTGGATAGAACAAGATTGCTGATAGTTATTTCATTTGAACTGAGGTTTGCTGTTAATAACCGGTTATTATTAAACGAACCATTCGGGTCACCGTCATTGGTACACAGCAACAACAGATTTGGGCCATCCATACGGAAAATAGAACCGAATCGTGAATTGTATAAACGAAGATTGTTAATACCTGATGTCGCTGTCGATCCTAACAGTGCACCATAAAATTGGGGTGCATTGCCAATACCAAGGCCAAGGTTGTTTTGAGCCTGGGCTTGTGTCGTCCCGCCTGTACCGCCATTGGCGACAGATAACGAATTAGTAAGATTCAGGGTATTGATCGCAACCGATGTACTGAACGTCTGCGGTGATGTCCATGTATTCGTACCGTTAAGTACCGGAATGGTCGCACCACTTGTGCCAATGTTCTGTACGGAAGCAGTACCAAGGCCCAGATTGCTTCTCGCACCACTCACTGAATTTGAGCCAGTGCCCCCATAGATGAGGGGTAATGGTAGTGGATTGCCTGTACTGTCCAGTGCACCCCATGAACCTGTATTCGATATAAAGAGGCGATTAGCAGTACTACCACTCTGCACATAGGAGAGTGCCTGTTCCTGTACGAATCGATCTAATGAAAGGTTTTCCCGTGCTTTGGTAACATTACTGATATCACCCAGATTACTGGCAATTTTCAGTTGTGCATCATTGGTAACATTACTAAGCCCTACATCTGTCCTTGCCAATTCAACGCTACTGGAAAGAGCGTGGCCATTTACCGTAATTGTCTTTGGTACATAGGTCGTAGCGACATCCAGTGCTAATGCTTTTAGTTCATCATCAACATCACTGATGACAGTATTCAAGCTACCCTGAACTTCACTAATAACAGCTTCCACCTCTCCCTTTGAATACACGTCAAGGTTGTCACGCGTGGCCTGTACATCTGCTACATCACTAAGATTGCTGGATATTGCCAGTGAACCTGTATCTTTACTGTCGAGCTGAATGTGAGTACTAAGAGCTTTGCCGTTTACAGTACGAGTGATAGGTACATAACGTGCGTCCATCTGTGTAGCGGTATAGATACGTGTCCAGGCGGTTGTAGCGTTCTTTGCAAAGATACTTAGAGTACCAGTCTTAGTCATTGCAAGACTTGAAACAGCAGTACCATCTACAAGCCCCACACCCATCATATCGGCACCAGCCGGATTCCCTGCTTGTGTGGAAGGCACTTTAATGAAGCTGTTAGCTGTGGGTACATTTGGGGCGTACTGAGGAACGTCTGTTGTATTGGAACCTACACCATAATCCCCCTGGGAAATGGGGAGTAATGCAGTCATTGACATAGTACGGGCAACTACGTCCTGTGGCGTAAATGTATACGATTTTGTGACTACAGAATTTTTATCACCTGTTAATTGAGTAACATTAATATATCCATTCACGATGGCATAGGTAATTCGGTTTTCTTCCATATCTAATTGATACTGGATAATTACCTGAAATAATTGCTGTGATTCAGAGGCATTGTCAAGAAACTGGTGAGTATAATCACCAGGCAAATAATTTACTACAATCTGGAATGGTTCAACTGACTTATCTGACAGAAGTACTGTTGTGTAATCACTGTCATATGTTTCAAAACTATTGGTTTCTGATTTGATTGTGAGAGACGGAAACGTACTAATCTCATTGATTATTACATTACCTACCCCCTGTGGGGATCTGTTACCTGTGTCTGTATTATATAGTACTGACAATCCTCTTCCTGAGAAAATATCACTCATTTTTATTCCTTTTCATTACCTGGTCTTTTCTGCAACTTGAATATTTATTGTGAATGACAAAGAAACCGAGCCAGTTACTGGATCAGTAACAATATCTGATTGTTCATATGAATAGCTAATCAGTATCAATCCGGCATCTTTGAAAGCATATGATTTACCCGCATCGAATGTACTAATAATTTGATCGTAGGTAATCGATGGTGCTGTATTGCCCGATTCTGGTTTTGGAGAAATCAAATACTGAATGGCAAAGTTTGCAACCTGACGTTGATTACCTAATGTAATACTCGTTAATGAGTAATCAAATGCTATCTGTTCAAATACATCCACATTCCGTGATACTGTGAGATTCTTTGTAGCGTTAATTAATTCCTTCATCGTACTTCG